TTTCATTACCGTCAATTGTAATAGTTCCAGTGTCTTGGAGCTCATTGACCCATTCAATTGATACTAACCTATGATTAAACTCTTCTTTTTTACGTTTAAAGTCCATCCAATTCTTATACCCATAATGGTGTATAGTATTGTAAATTACCTGTTGTGTTAAATTATCAATGTTAATCTTAAAATGTTTACCGGTTAATGCAACGTTAGTTTCTTTTATTGCATTTAAGACCGGTGCATGATCATTAGTAGCTTTCAACATATATTTCATTTTAAAGTCATATTTAACTGCAAGATCATAAATTGCCTGTAATTGATCAAACGTATATACTTTTGTTTGATTAGGTATATTTTCAGACCATTTACTAAGATTTGGTAATAGAACATCATTTACAAATTCTGGATTTTTAGACAAAAACGCCTTACGTGATTTTGATAACGATACACTATATGCTGCTTTGAATGATGCATCATTCTTGCTTAAATGAATAAATTTCTTTTGCGCATTTTTAATATTATTAACGTCATATGCACCATTTGCCCACAATGTTTTAACTGTGTTTGAAATCTTAGACTTAATACGTGTAGATTCTTCTTCAGTTAGATGATTCCACATATTTTGTTCTGAATGATATTGTATATGATCTGCTTTATTCATCCATTGTAGATTCCTAGGATCATTATTATACCGATCAAAATCTTTATGATGTACAATAGTTTTATGTGATCCTACATTATCTAGACTATATGTGAATTCTTGATGCTTTTTCTTTTCACGGAAAAAATTACCAACCATTCGATGTGTGTATTCCCACGAGTTTGATTCATGATCATATACCTGTGTATATGTTCTGTCATGACTGCTTGATGTCAAACCTTGCTTACGTGTTTTGTAACTAATTAATGAATCATTAGGAGTCAAATATTGTGCTTCAACAAATCCTTTGCCTAATACTGGAATTTTATGGTCTGGTGTTACTGTAAGTGTTGATCCATCATTAAGTGTTAATTTGATTACCTGAGTATTTTTACGAGTTACGCCAGCCCATGTAATGTTGCCAGGAACAATCTTACCAGTAATTGGATCACAACTATATGTCCAATTTTCTTTTCCAGCTTTATATTCAGCAATTAAATCAGTGATTGAAAGAATTCTGCCGTCAAGTAATGGAACAGTGGTATCAAGTGACAAACATAAAGGATTATATTGTGCATCCATCATGTTGCTGCCGCCGCCAGTCTTACTTGGAATACGACGTTGGTGGATTTCGTTCTTGACACGCTCAACGTGGCTCATCGCCTGGTGAGCTGGCATATCACCCACGTCGATGTAAAATATACGGCGCTCAGGCGCTCTCTGGACACGATAGATAATAATGCTGTCTTCTAGTAGTTCCTTTTGCTTGAAAGTTTTAAACACGGCGTCTAGAACACTGTTACCAAATGGCCAACTCATATCCATACCATCAGTTAATGCAATATGTATAACATGTTTGGCATCAATTACGCTTTCCATTTGACCACCCATACCACTTGAAGTGGAACTAGTCTGTCCGGAATTGCGATTTTGTGTGCTGTTGAGCATGTTTTGTGGATTTACACTTCCACCTGCATAGTTACCAGCACCATGTGATGCGGTAGCAGTAAGCATTTGGAAATTGGGATCTAGATTTTTAATTACATACTGAGCAGGTTCCTTGCCATGTGCCTCATCAACAATTACTCGCATAACATCAGATGGATTTACATAGAAAAGTTTCCAGGTTTCTGGATCACGTACAAATGGTTGATCTCCATACTTTATAGTATTACGGAAGGTATTAAACAACCGGCGATTCCATTCGTTAACTCGTACCCACTGCTTTAGAACAGTTTGAAGAACTTCACTCTCTGTTTCTGTTGGACTATCATGCCATTTGATTTCAAATGGTGTTTCTGTGGCATCATCTTGTTGTGTTGAAAATTCAGCAATAGTATCAAGTGCAGTGTTAATTTCACTGTCCATATCCATTAAATCATACTGCACATACCTCTCAAGACGATTGGGTTGGCCCACATATACTTCTGGTAGCCAACTTTGAAAACGATTAGTTGAATTTTTGTCACGGTTGCGGTTTCCACTTAGTGGGCTCTGCGTACCGTTTATGTTGTTGTAGGTTTGAAAATGCTTGCGCCAACCTGCCATATGTAATAATCCTTTGTGCTTTGCGTCTATTTATTGGTTTTCTCTAAGCGTTCTGTCTATTCGTGCTATGGACTCAGCTGTACGCCGAGCATATTCTTCCATTATAGCAGAATTACTTCTTGCTGGAGGTGGTGCTGGATTGTAATTTGTACCACCAGCTTGGCTTGGGTCATTGGTTGGCCCTAGGGCTTGTTGTGATATTGAACTTGATGAGCTAAACGGCGGAGTAAGTGCTGAATGGCTAGTATAGTCAGTCGCAACTCCGGGGCCCGGTATCGGCCCGTCTCGCAAGCTAGCGTCACGCTGGCGTTGCCATTCTGCTTGTTCTTCTGCAGTACCATCATGTGGAAATGGATTTTCTTGTTGATATAATTCGCTTGGTGCGCCAAGCCCAGTACCACTAATTCCCAAGCCTGCTATTGCAGCACCAACAGGATTGGCAATCCTGGCGATGCTGGCAAACATTGGCAGATATCTGCTAATAAGAGAACCAGAACTGGCTGCAACTGATGCTGCGGCGGCGGCACTTGTTCTTGCTGCGGCGGCAGCGCCACTTAACAGGCCACGAACACCTGCCATCATTCTGCTAGTGCCAGCAGCTATTCTAGTGGCACTGAGTGCACCGGCTGCGCCAGCGGCCAAGGCGCCGCCACCACGAATGGCCCTTAATACAGGTCTAGCTGCGCCGCTTGCTGCAAGAATACCTAGGGCGACTGTAGCAGCCACCGTTGCATGAGTTAATCTTTGCATACCAGTTGTCATTTCAGAATATGATTGGGCAACTCCATCCATTAGTGTACCGTCAGGCCCAAATCGATCACCAATTGCACGTATAGCATCAACAAGATGCTGCCCACTGTCTGTAACATCTACACCCAAGGCTGTAATAATCGAGGTTAGTGCGCTGTCTCTAATTCGGTTACCAGTTTCTTCAATAGTGCTAGCAAGTGCAAGAATTTCAGTGCTAACAAGTGCATCTGCTGACGTCTGCATTGCCTCCATGTTGGCAATTACAGATGTTTCAAGACCTTGTAAGTTGCCAACAAAAGTAAGCAAGTCACTTGCACCTTCCACTTGCAGACTGGCAAGAAGACCCAAACGGTCAAGATCTGCTGTTGGTATTGCATCACCTAATGCAGCAAGCCTGCTAGTTACTTCTGCATTAAATAGCCTTGGATCCATGCTTTCATAATTGTCCTGAATAAATCTATCAAGATTCATTATTGCTGCACCTGTAGATTGATTGATTATAGATAGTGATCTTACCATCTCATTACTAGCAGCCTGTAGAGGTATATCGTTTGCAATACTTAATGCTACAGCCATACCAAGCTGCTCACCTATTTCACCACCAGCACTAAAAAGAGCAGTAAGTGAGTTGAAATTTTCACTTTCACCTCTACCATCTCGTTGACGTTGCATACGGAAGGCCATAATACTTGGGTCTTCAGCCTGATCAAATCGTGCTCTTACTAGATCACGACGATCCTGCCCAGTTATTGCGGCCAATCCGGACATTTCCAGCATCAATTCGTTCATGGAAAATGCTAACCGATTTTGAATTTGTGTCTGGTTCATACCACCTCTGCGCATCATGTCAACTTCAGCTAATAGCATTTCGTTAAATTCAAAATTGCTTAAACCAAAATTGTTAAACTCACGGGCAGCCAGTCTAACTTCGCGACTCATTAAGCTAAAATTGGCTGCACCATCTTGTGCGCTATCCCCCATGGCACGTAATGCAGGTCCTTGTGACATTACCAGCTTGCCATAATCTTCCATGCTAAGACCTGTTGATGTAGCTTGATGTCTCAGATCAATCAAGCTTGATCCCAAACCAATACCCACATTTGATAATTCACTAACATTTTTAGCAAAGTTTTCAAGCACACCTATACCAAACCCTGCGGCAGCACCCAAACCAACCATGCCACCCAATACCGCTGCAATACCAGCAAGACTATCCTTATTGAATGCATCCAGTAAGCCCTTGCTTGTTTTAATTAGGGTACCACTTGCTTTGTCTAGCGCCTTGCCATGCTTTGATCTAATTTTGTCTAGTTTCTTTTCACTTTTCTCTTGTTTATCATGATCCGACTTTTTTGCATTTTTAAGTTCACGAAAGATCTTTTCATTATCAGCTACAAGTTTGTTTCCATGTTTGGTTTGCCTAACCAATTCAGTCAGGGCTTTAGCTGATGCTTCATTAAGCTTGGACATTTGAAGAGCAGTCGCTTCAGTTGCCCAACGTGGTACTCGTACCATGCCGTCGCCAATTGGAATTTCAATATCGTCTGCCATAAAATGCCCTTAAAATACGTAGATAAATACCCGTGAAGGTTGATCCTTATGTATATTTAGCGAGAATGAAATGAGTGATAATCCACTACAGAAACTTTATAGATCCAAGAAGGTATTTGTTTCGTTACCAAGTCGTGGCAAATACTATGACTCAGGTATCAAATTGAGCGCAGACAATGAAATTGGCATTATGGCCATGACAGCAACAGATGAAATCAAACTCAAAACACCTGACGCACTATTTAATGGTGAGGCTCTATTTGAACTCTTTAAGAGTTGTGTACCAGATATTGTGGACCCAAGGGAAATTCCTGTCTGTGATATTGACAAATTGTTGCTTGCTATACGTATGGCAACAAGTGGCCCAACCATCGATATCAATTCAAAATGCCCCAAGTGTAAACATACTGAAAAATATGAGGTTGATCTTACTACAATTATGAACAGCGCCAAGGATATTGCTAGCGACAATACCATAACTGTTGATGGTGTTGTAATTCAGGTTCGTCCACTTACACTTAGAAACCAAATCCTAGCTCAGATGGATTCATTTTATCAATACCGCATGCAACAATTGCTCAACGATGATTCAATACCAGATAGTGAAAGAGCAGAACAATTTAACCTAATACTTGTGCAGGCTATTGTGTTACAAACTAGCCAGATAGCTGACTGCATTAGCCATGTAACATTGGACGATGATACTGTAGTTACTGAAAAAGAACATATTTTTGGATGGGTTGAAAATATGGAAAGTACAACTCATGCAAAAATTAAAAAAACCATAGAGACACTATGTGATCCCAAGATGTCAGATAAAGTCAAAATAAAATGTGCGCATGATGAATGCACACATGAATATAGTACAAAAATAGATCTCAATCCAACAAATTTTTTCTAGCCACTGCTATAACAATGACTCCAAGTGAACTGAGACAATATGTTCACAGTATGGAAGTGGAAGTGGAAAATATGGAGCAAATGTTATTTGATATAGTAGTCTTTAGTGATGGTGCTATTTCTCTTAGTGAATTACTAGCAATGCCATGGCCCAAAATTAGAAACTTTGAAAAACGTCTCAATGAAAAGATAAAACTTGCGTCAGGCAAAAAAGGAACAGAGTATCTATAATCATGTCAGAACTTGCTCAAGCGTAATAGTATGAACTATTGGTATTAAGATGATCTTACAGATCATCTGTTGATTGGTAATTCTCATCTCCGCTTTGCTCCGATTCGATTTACCAACAACGTTTTTAAGAATCAATTAGATTATACCATGATATATGAACGGTATGATGACTTTGGTCAATCTATAGTATTTTCCTAGAATCAATAACCACACTTAGCCTGATTACAGCTAAGTGTGGTTATGGTGGGATATTTTTCCTGTCACCAACCAGACGTATCTGGCCACATCATAACAGAAAAACCTTGTATAGCCAGGTATGGGTGGTTGAGCGATGCCCTTTTACTTTCTACTCTCAACGCGGGATCACGACGTGCCGTTATGATAACACAATCGCTTCCTGTAAGTTCCAATTAGTCAGGAGAGCTTACTCATTTTCTGGGTGTCAAGCCAGATGCGTAGATGACTGCGACACACCAGTTCCGTTGATACAATCAATAGATTGCATCTTCTCAAGGTGTTTAATGGAGTCGCTATGGTCAGGGTTCTGGAGGTGGTCTCGGTGAGCCTATATTAGTTGGTAGTACGTCCAATTTTAATACCTGACGACAAAAGGTATGGTAATCCTGGAGTCAAGAGCTAGCTTGTTAGCTTTTGACTCATTGCTAGGGTGCGAGCGGCGCCATAGTATTGTGCATATGTTAGCCCATGTGCAGGATTGATACTCTCTATTATGTATTCTTGGTGTGCAGCATCAATATCATAATTTTTGATATTGTTGTATTGTTCATCTATAGTCTCAAGTGGTGGAATAAATCGAACACCAGCCACTTGTTTATTGAAATATTTTGGAGTTTCACCATCATTTAGCTTTTCTCTAAGTACATTTTCTCTTATTTGCAAATCAACCTCAGCATAAAATAAACTACCACGTGTTGAATGTAGCGATTCAATAAAGAATGCATAATTATCTTTGCCGTTTTCATCAATAGCCATATTTAAATGTGTTGATGATCCAGTATAAGTCTTCCAATCGCTTTGTTTAACAACTGATTTTTTATTTTTACGGCCAGCTACCTTTTTCTTTGTAAATGATTTGAATTGTTTCTTGCCTATATATTCTCGACCCGTTGAAATTTCAACAACCCTGTATATAAACCCAAACCATTCGCCAAAGTCAATTTCAATAGCATACTGCCAATGTCCGTTATCCATAGTAAATGCCTCATGTATGGGTATTTATACATGATGCATTTGTTAAAATATCATACTTGGTCAGTCAACAAGATCGCTGTTTATCAGTTCAGCAAGTGCAGAACCAATATTATGTGAACGGGTTACTTTGGCGACTGCTGGTTCTGGCTTATTATTGACGCTACCATGGCTTGTCATCGCCATCGCCCTTGCCATTTTTTCAAGAAGTTTCGTTTGATCGACAGGTTCGATCGACACCCCCCAGTCGCCCCGGCCAAAGTTCGACCCTGGCCCGGTTTCAAAATCATAATTTGTCCACGAGGGGGAGTTATAATTTCGCAGCCTTTTCAAATCACCATCTAGATTAGAGTTCATTAATTAATTCCCTTAATGCTGGCCCAACTTTTTTAACTAGGTTGGGCATGTTGTAGTCTGCTGTTCGTACTGGTGTTGTTCGATCTGATGCAGCCCATGGTATGGTATCTGTCGTATAGTTGTCTCGGTAATTATAGGTCTGACCAGTCAAAGTGCCTGGTGTCGTGTAGGTATATTCAGGCCGGTATTCTCCCATAGAACTTATGGTTGCGGCGTCGGTCGACGATGTCACTGCTTGGTTAGCAGCAATTGTTGTTACTATAGCATGTTTATTACTCAATGTCAAACTCCTGGTCATGGCTGAAGCTGGTAAATCCGTTTTCTTTTACTACATAGAGCGTGTTGTTGACACGCCCAATTAGTTCATCACGGTGTGAGATGAGGAAGATGTTTTTTTCACGATCTCTATGCATCTTCTTGAGAACTAGTAGTGCGCTCTCTACACCATTGCTGTCTAATCCATTGTCAATCAATTCATCAATAGCCATGAAGTCAATGGGAGAATTTGTGCTTTCATGCACGTCACGGAATGCCCAACTAAGTCCGAGGATCAGCCTATTTCGTTCTCCCCGGCTCAAGTTGTCAAAGTCAAGCTCACGCCCTAACTCAGTAATCTCAACATTGAGATCACTCTGGAATACCACTTCATGTGGTAAGCCCAGCTTGTTAAGATAGTAATTGAGACGACTGTTGAGATATTGTAGGTTTTGCTCAATAATGCGCTTGCGGATAAAGCTATCCTTGTTGGTAAGCAATTTGAGTAGAAACTCTTGATGCTCACGTAAATTGTGCAAGTTATTCATTGTAACCCATTCTATTGGACGCAACCCACCCTCTTCCAGACTTTTGACCTGATCAGAATATGGATCCTCAGCATTAGTTGCGTCATCAAGCTTGCTTTTCAAAGTGGCAAGCTGGCTTTGTTGCTCATACGCTTCTTGCGCTGTTGCATATTTAGTATGAGGTATACACGCAGGAAGCGTGATACCCTCAATAGCCTCAACTATTTCACGAATGGCTTCTTGTGCTGATTGAATAACCAGGCTGGCATCTGCCACAGTGGCAGATTTGCGTTCAATAATTTGAAGGGTATCATCATCATGTAGTTCATGCCCACACGCATAACATTTGTGATCTTGAGCAGCTTTGAGATCTTGTTCAGCCTGGGCCAAGGTGCGTTTTTCTCTAATCATATCGGATTCAAATCCTGCCAATGCCTTGTTGTAGTCAGCAAGTTCTAGACTGGATTTTTTATATGCGTCAAGTGCTTTATGCTGTGAAATTTCTGCCTTGATATCTAGGATTTCCAGCTCGTTAACCATATGCTCAAGTTCTTGAATGGACTCTTGTTTTTTCTTGGCCCAAACTCTATGGCGCCGTTTTAGATCTTCAATGCTTTTTTTGATTTGCTCATTTGCATTTTCCACGCCCTTGATT